GTTCTGCCCACCGCCACCTTTGCCGCCCATATCAAGCTGCTCCCTAGGTGGAGGTTCTGATCGCGCCCGGCGTGCGGCCGGATCTTCCGGTGTTCGCATCCGACTGGTTGAGGCCGCCGACCCAATACTTCGGCGGGTTCAGCACGCTGTCGCCGAGTGAGCCGCCGAGCCCGCCAGCTGCTGTCGGCGCGCCGACTGCGCCGGATCCAGTGACGGTATTACCAGCGACCGTTGGCCCGGCTATGGGGCTGCCGCCTCCGGCAGCGACGCCGATCTGCGCGCGCCCCGCCAGGGTGTCGGCGGCCAGCCTGTCGGCTGCAGCCTTGTCGGACGCGGCCTTGGTCGCGGCATCCTGCGAGGCTTTGTCCGCCGCAGCTTGATCGGCCGCCTGCTTGTCGGCTGCGGCTTTGTCGGAGATCGCCTTGTCAGCCGCGGCTTTCTCATCAGCTGCGGCCTTTGCGGCGTTCTGCTGTTGGATCATCTGCTGGCTTTGCATCATCCACTGATTGTATCCGCCGTCGTCACCGCCGCCTTTGCCGCCCATGTCACAGCACCTTTCTAAAGATCATGCCGACTGGATCGGCACCGAAATGCCGCCCCACCATATTCATTAGCGAGTTCTGCGCTGGGAGCCCCGATGCGATCGGGAAGTTCATGATAGCGCAGCCCTCGCCGCGCGCCAGTTCGATCGCCAACCCTACCAGCCGGCGGCCGAGGTCGCTACGGCGCAGCCGCGGGATGACAAACGTTTCGTCCATAACCGCGATTGGCTTGTTGGTATAGGCCGAGTACAGATGGTAGCTGCATAGGCCGACCAGCTCAGCCTGGTCGAAGGCGAGCGCATGCGGGGCGTAGCCGGCCGGAATAGAGAACTTGAGATAGGCAAGCGCGCCTGGCCGGTTGAATGTCATATGCTGCGCCCAGATCGTCTGGCCGAAGAACCGCTCCAGCAGATCGACGATAGCGTCGATGTCGCCGACCGTCGCTACGCGCACATCAATGTGCGGTGTGTGCGTGCGTTTCGAGCCGCTGAATCTCAACACCGGAATATTCATAGGCGAGCCATCTGTATGAGATGAAATCCTCCATGCCGCTGCCGTAGCCGCGCAGGTAGCCCTCCGACTTGGCGCCGATCATCGTCATGAACCTGGCGACATCCTCGCGCCACGCCAGGGCCGCGGCCTCGACCCGGTGGAAGCTGTTGTCGAGCAGGAATGGCAGCACGAAGTCGCGGATGTTGCGTGTCATCGGACGCAGCGCCTTGCCCCAGTTGTCGGTGCCGAAGGCGAAGCCGGCGCCGACGCCCGAACGCCTGGATGTCATGCCCCAGATCGCGATCGGCCCGAGCTCGTAGTCGACCGCGCAGAACGCGAACACCTTGTGGCGCATGACCACGTCGGGCAGCTGGTGCCTGTCCACATCGCACGCGGCCATCTCCAGCGCGTCGTCGCGGCGCAAGTCTTGCAGCACGGCGCGAACATGACCTCTATCGGCTGTGACGACCTCGACCGTCATCCGCTCTCACCGAGCTGATAGTGCACGACCAGATTCGACAGGCTCTGCGGTCCCGGCCGCGGCGGCTCGTCCGGATCGCCGTTCGAGCGCAGCCGCAGCGACATGTGGGTGGAGTGGCCGTTTAAGTTGAACTTGCCCTGCAAGAAGGTGGATTGATCGAACTCGCCGAGATAGTCCTCGGTATAAGGATCGTTGACGTTGAAGGCCGCGTAGACATCCCAAACGATGCCGGCGCAAGTGGCATCGAGCGCCTGGAAGGTCTTGAACGTCGCGGCGTTCTCGCCGGCGTGGAAGGGGAACTCGAGTTCGACAAAGCAGTCGTCGAACACCTCGCCTTCATCCGACGCGCCGCCGTAGGCGTAGACGGTGTTCTTGTCGTCGCGCAGGCAGATCTGGTTGTTGTGAACAGCTGCGGCCGTGACAACGAAGCCTGGGTCATACTCCGACCAGGCAGTGATCTTCGGGCCTGGAAACGCCGACAAGATGTAGATGCGATCGGGCAGGATCACCCAGAACCGGCCGGTGATCGGCTGCAGGATCGAGATCGTGCCGCTCATCCAGTCTTCGCCCTTGGTCCGCATCAGGTCTTGCATCACCGGATCCAGCGGTGAGCCGATGTCCGATACCGCGGCCGCAAGCGAGGCGTTGCGGGCGCGCAGCGAGCGCACGCCGGAGTGCGAGACGTACATCACGTCGCCAGATCCGTATTGCAGGACCGATCGCCAGGCGATCGCGCCGGCCTGGCGCAGCGTCTGCTGCGAGGTGTTCTTCTGCGGGTCCGGGTCGACCAGCCATAGTTGCGTAGATGTGCGCGAGAACACCGCGAGCTTGTCGTAGTAGACTTCCAGCGAAGTCGTGTCGGTCATGTCGCTGTCCTCGACCGAGAGGTCGACGCGGCCAGATCCGTCCTGCACGTTGTTGGGCGGGTCGCGGTACCAAGCCGCGGCATTGCCAGTCGCAGACCACGCCAGCGTCGCGCCTTGCACCGTGTAGACCTTGGTCTTGTAAGTGCGGCAGTAGAAGCCAGTGGCATAAGGCAGGTTCAGCCCGGCATAGAACCGCTGCACCGTGCCGGCCGTGTCAGTCCACAGGATGACGAAGACTTGGTTTTCGAACAGGTCGTAGTCGATGATCTCATGGATGTTGGTGCACTGCTGCCCGAGCACGCCGACCGACCACTTGCCGCCGGAGGGCTCGGTCACGTAGGGGCCGCCAGGCGCGAAAGTGTAGAGCTTGCCTTGCAGCGCCACCAACCCCCTGGTCGTCGGATCACACTGCCAGAACGGCACGAAGGCGCCGCGCTTCTCGATCTCGCCGCCCGGCGTGACGTGGCAGTTCACCATCGAGCGCAGGGTGCCGGCCGGAGCTGTCAGCGAGCTCCTGCGGAGGTCGAGCCCGGCCGCGAAGTCGGTAATCGTGAAGTAAGGCACTTGGCGACCTCAACCTGGGATGTAGTCGATATAGGCGACCCCTCGGCCGCCCTTGTCCGGATCGTTGCCGCCGCGATAGATGCCGCCCATGTTGTAGTTCGCGCGTTTGTCCGCGCCTTGATCCTGGAGCAAACGCCGCAGATAGTTCTGCGCTTTCGTGAGCTTCATCGGTGCGGCCTCGCTCTTTTGCACGGCCAGGATCTCAGCGGCTGCGAACAGGATGATTGCCTTGCTGTCGATGACGCAAGTGTCAGTGTCCGCTATCAGCGGGTTGAGCGGAGCGGATCCTTCGAAGCGCAGGATCATGTCGTCAGTTGCGGGCGACGGGATGATCTCGAACTGCCCGTCCGGGATGGTGAGCGGCGTGGCGCCGGACAAGTCGATGCCGACGACATTGCGCCAGCGCGCCGGCGTGCCTGGCGTGACACCGCTCGGCTTGATCATCCACGGCTTGATGCCGTAGGCGAGCTGTTTCCACTGCGCCGACGGGCTGGTCGCGACCCACAGGTTCTGCACCTGATCGAACAACATCGCCGACGGGAAGTCATAGATTGACTGTCCTTCCGACAACGACATGTCGAGCCACAGCTTGAGATGCTGCCAGTTGTAGGCGTCCCACAGCTCGCGCTGTTGGCGCGCGATCACGACGTCGAGCGTCTCCTGTGCTTGCCTCCCCTGAGCGGGGTTGAGCGAGGTGCCGGTTTCGGCGCGCAGCTCACGCCGCAGGTCAATCAGCTGGACGCCGAGTGGCATTACGTCCCCACATGCGGCGGTCGACCCGCGCGGCCGCGCTTGAAGATGGGATCGAGCGGGGGCGTTGCGGTCTTCGCGTGCTCGTCGCCGGTTTCGCCCTCTTCGTCTTCATCCGGCTCCGACTCCGGTTTCGGTGCCGGCATCGGAATGGGCGCGGGCTTGGGATCTTCGCCGGGCGGTTTGGGATCTTCGCCGGGCGGCTTGGGCGGGCCGGCAGCCAGCACGCCGTCGACGTAGAACGGCAGGTCCGTGTCCTCGGTCATCATGTAGTCCATGCGGAAGTTGCGCCCAGGAAAGCAGGTCTCGACCACCTTGTGGCCGTAGATGCCGACCAGGCGGTTCTTCTCCGCGGTCGGCCACACCTCGCCGATGCCGACCGGCATGATGTCCATGACATTCTCTTCATTGTGCAGCATCATCAGCACTTGCACTTCGGGCCAAGTCACCGGGTTGTGCTGGTCGAAGATGACCGTGTGGCAGTTCTGCCCGGCGAGATTGATCTTGCAGCGGCAGTAGTGGATCTTCTTGGTCATGGCTCAGGCCTTCTTTGTAGTCGCGGCTTTGACGGCCCACATCGCCGCCTCTTCGTATGATGTCTGCGCCAGCGACGCGAGGCGCGGCTCCAACGGTTTCAGCTCCTCGCAGATGTCGATCAAGTCGGCGGTGAGCTGCTTTAGTTTGTCGACCACGTTGTCTTGCGAAGGGTTGAAACCTGCCCGCACTCGCTCAGTGCCGATGCTCATGTAACAGTCCTCTTTGTTAAAACCGGAGACGCGGAAACGAGCTCCCGTTCACTCCCGCGCCCCCGGCATCTTGATCAGGCAATATCGATGACGGCGGCGCTGTTGAGCCGACGTGCACAGAGTTGCCCGGTCGAGGTGATCGACCGATACAGGACGTACTTGTCCGGTGCGCGGTCGGGGGAGTGCTGGTGGCGCCATTCGTCCTGCATCGCGACCAGGTAGATGTCGCGCGAGTCGAACCAATAGCACCGCTTGGCCTTGCCGAGCGCGTCGAGCGTCGGGTCGTATTCGAAGTCGGTGCCCATATATGAGATGGTACCAACGCTGATATCCTTGCCGCTCGCATAGCCTTGCATGCTGTAGTTGCCGTTCGCGCGCAGCTCGGTTTCCAGCGCAGTGAGCCAGCTGGATCCGCAGAACGCGGTGTTCGGCTTGCCGCCGTAGCGCGTGAGCTGGCGGTACTCGTTCTGCAGCAGGGTGATCAGCGCGCCGCCATTGGTGGTGGCAGACGTGATCGGACCGCCACCCCAGGCCGCGAGTGCCGGCGTACCGCCGACTGCCGTGCCCATCGCCGCAGTGTAAGCGCGGTTACGCCACCACGTCCGCGTCGCGCGGTCGATGCCGGCGACCACGCCGGTGCCCGGCGCGTCGGTGATCAGCGCGGCCATGCCGGCGAGCGCCTTCGGATCGGCCGTGCCGTTGGTCCACAAGAGGTTATTCATGCCTCTCGCGTACTGCTCGGACACATCCTGCAGCGCGTCTTCCAACAGACCGACCAGGACGGTGTCGTCGCGACCGGAATGCTCAGACGTCTCCGCACCGCTGTCTGAATCCGTCACCGTGATGCCATCGGACTTCAGCTCGGAGTGGGTGAGCATGATACCGATGTGGTGTTCCTTCCAGGGGAAGATCGCCTGGGTCAGGTTCGCCGGCGTGTAGTAGGTAACCGTATCCGACAGCTCGTAGCCAACGACTTGGTCGGCCGTGCCCGGCGCCGCGGTGTTACCGAAGTCGCCTTTGACCGAGATGATGATGTTGCCTTTGCCGCCTGGAAATGTCTTTTTCTTACTCTCCATCGCGGCGAGTAGTGGCTTCTCCTGAATGGCCTCCTGAAAGGCCGTCCCCTTATTCATCCACCAATCCAACGCGGCGGTGGTGATGTGGTTGAGCAGCGGCGCCGTGTAAGTAGGCATTAAGTGCTCCTAATCAGTTAGGAGCGCGCGGCCTCGCGAGTCATTCGCACTACGTCCAGTAGGCTACTCGGCTCTGGCGACACGCTCGGTGTGCGTCCAGTGCTGCTCGGATTCCGATAGGTGGGGAGTCGCTGAGGCGTCAAGCTCTTGTAGTGCGCGTTCACTCGCCGCAAGGATTCATTGGCGATCTGGAGCGCGTGCTCGGTCGACCTCGGCGCACCCTGCTCGCGCAGGACAGCCCACATCGTATCGTTCACAGCGGCTTGTTTCTTCGAATAGCTGGGATCGGTACGCAGAAGATTGGTTTCCCAAGCGTTGACGGTATCGCGCACGGCATTGGCCAGATGCTGCTTCTGCTGCTGTTCGAGGGACTGCTGATGCGACTGCTGGTTCTGCTGGAGCATCTGCTGCTGGCGAGCAGCGTTCGATTGCGCCATCGCGCGGTCCATGCGCTCTCGCGAGTACATCTGCGCGGCCTGCGTCGTCATCTGTCCCTGCTGGACCTGCTGTTGCAGGTCCGGCGGCAGCTCCACGCCGAGGTATTCCTCGCACAATCGTACGTAGGGTTTGACGCCTTCGTAGAATGTCTTGAAATCACCGCGACGCATCGCCGCCATCAGCTCAAGACCCATCAGGAAATCATCTTTCCCGATGTCTGCGTTGCGCAGATAGGTGGTGACCTGATCAGCAGCCTGCGCGGATGGCTCAAGCGTCTTCAGCCGCTGCACTTCGCCGTTTAGGGCTTCGCGCTGCTTGGAGAGTTTCTTGATCCGCTTCTGCGCAGTTTTAGAATAGCGAGCTATCTCATCCGCCGTCGCCTCGTCGGGCAACTCGGCTTCATCTTCTGGTTTATCTTTCGCAGCTTGGGCGGGCGAAGCCCTCTCGTCCCGGTCCGCCATCTTCTCGGCGTTCTCGCGCAGTTCGGGAACTGCTTTCTGAACGGCCTCTAAGAGACTTTCCTTGGACTCGCCTTCCGCGCCCTCCTGGACGCGGTCTTCTGCGGGTGGCGGGGCCGCGTGCTCGCCTGGAGTGACGGTTTCGGCCTCGCGTGGAGGCGTCTGGTCGTCAGCTGCCATAACAAATCCCCTGGGGCACCAACCGGCCCCCG